CCGTGACATCTACACTGATTGAGTTGGCTTCACCCGCAGCACCAAGAATCACACCCCGTGTGCCTGTCGTGGAATTGGTTGTAAGCTGGATCAGCGGGTTTGTTCCTGTGACTGTAAGGTTGGTCGATGTTGATGTTGTCCACAATGTAGCAGCAGTGTTGGTCAGCACGAACTTGCCAGTCGATCCAAACGCAAATGTTCTGACGTTGCTGTTGTTTGAGCTAACAGAGCCAAATGTGGCCGTGTAACCGTTTAAATCAAGTGTGCCGTTGGTCAATGTGCAGGCACGGGTGGAACCAGAAGTCAATGCGCCTTGAAGCTGCCAAGTGCCGCCTACACCGTTAAAAGTGAATGGACGAGGGGTTGCAACGCCGTTTGGTGTAATTGTTTTTGTTCCCGAAGTGGCGGCAAATGTAAATGTACCCGTCGCATCTGAAAGCGTCATTCCAGATGTGGAAAATTTTAAATCGCCATATATTGTGATGTTTGAACTGCCGTATGCGCCACCAAAACCGGCTGAAGTTGAGCCATCGGTAAAGTCTAAATCACGATAACCGCCTGCGGTAAGCGATAAATTACCTGTACCAGCGGTAATTCTAAACGAAATGCTGTTGGCTTCGGTAACTGCTGTTGGTGCAATGGTTCTTGCTGTTGCAGTTGAGTTGGTGGCAATAATCTGTGGCGTACCAGTGACCGTCATGGTCGTAGCGCCAGTGAAGATCGTGCCTGTGCTGTTCAGCGAGATCGTGTTTGTGCCAAAGGCAAGCGTACCCGTAAAACCTGTACAGGTCAGGGTCTGAATGTCTGGGCTGATGTCAAGCGTGACACTGCCAGCGCCAGAGTTGGCGTCTAGTGTTGCGGTGTCGCCAGAACCGGGCACAGCTATACCGCCAATGCCCCCAGAGGTCAGCGCCCAATTGCTTGCGTCGTTCCAGTTACCTGTGCCGCCAGTTACCCAAAAGTATGCGGCCATGCTTATTCCTCGACAGGTTCGTCAACGGTTACAGGAGGGTTCTTGACGTAGGCGTCCCATTTGTCGTAACGGGCTTGCTTCATAGCCTCGATTTCGGCATCGGTCAAACCGTGGTCGTCAGCAAGATGCAAAGCATCGCTGAACCCGTTAATGGTGAAATCAATTTTGATCATGCCAAAAACCTTAGTTTGTAGATCGTGCGCAGGTAAACTTCAATGATGTTGTCAATCAACTGTTGCAAAGTGCTGTCGTCTTTACTGCACACTTCATAGCGGGCTTCTTCAACCTGCTTAAGCGAATCTTGCAAAAACTCCAGCACGTTGGTTGTCTTTTTGGCCGATTGTAACGAAATAGGGCCAATCAAGCCATGCCGACCTTGGTATGTCTCTGCAAAATCGTCTGCCGCGCCCACGATCCGGTCATAAAAGATGTTAAGCGCCTCGTGCTTGGAAAAGCTGCGGGTGTTGAGATGGACGCTGTGCGCCACATCGCGGGCCAAGAACAGCATTCCCATAAAATCGGCGCAGGTGCATTTGCTCACAGTGGCGCTCCCATTTGAGGTTGTTGCATTGGCATTTCAGGCTCTTGCATCGGCGGCATCTGGGGCATACCCGACACCAGATCACCTGTGTCCATTGCCGCAGCGATTGTGCCCATCACGATGTCCTGAATCTGTTCTTCGGTCATACCAGCTTGAACAGCGGAGATGCGCTGTGTTTCAGCAGCGTATGCCTTAACCATCGCTTCAAACTCTTTGATTTCGTTGGTACGAGAAATCTCAGATTGTTTGACGTTTTCAAGCATCCCGACCATCTGTTCCATCTGCTGACCCATTGCCTCGATTTGCTGTTGCGCAGCTTGCAACTCGGGTGATTCTTCGCCGTCACCAATCAGCTTTGGATCAATGGTTTTGGCAAAGCGTTTTGCCATCTCTTGAGCGCCTGGCCAGTCCATGTTTTTGACAAACAGGTCACCGGCCACAGCCCACAGTTGAGGGTTACCCTGCAACAGTTGACCCATTGCCTCAAGTGCCTCTTGGCGCTTGGTAGCGTAGCCTGGGCCAGTGGTCGCCACGACATCGTACTTACCCACGCCGGGGTTGTAGATTTTGTCGATGATGATGCCCTCTTGGTCGCGTATCTCGCGCACCGGTTCTTCTTGCTCAGGATTGATCTTGGCCATCTTGGTCACGCCGTCCTCACCAATGATTCGGGCCACGCGCTGCGTGTCGTAAATCTTGGGGATCAGATCAACCAGCTGGCGAGCGATGTGGCGCACACCGCGAGTCAGGTTGTCGCCGTAGTGGTATGTGCCGACATCACCTTCACGCTGACGCGCAAGAATAGCTTTACCCGAACGCTCGTTGCCGCCTTGGCCCAACGATGCGTTGTATTGACCAGTTGTGGACTTGATGTCCTCAGACGCGCCCGATTTGGCTTGCAGCAGGCCGCTGGAGGCCATTGGAGGCTGTGCCCGCTGGGGTAGTGGCAGCGCTGCGCCTTGGCCGTCTGTAACGTCAGGATTGATCTCAAGGTACGGCCAGTTGTTTGTGTTGGCCGTCTTCCACTTTTCCTCGTAGCCTTCAAACTGACCGCCGTAGCCAATAAACGGCGCTTTGGGGGCCAACGCCAGCATTTCAGCTTCTTGCGACACCCAGTAGTTGTACATGCGCTGGGCATCCTTGGCGTTTCGCACCAAACCCGACACGTACAAGCGGCCATCAACCTCAAACTCGTTACCAACGATGCGGACCACAGGAATCCACTTGCCAGCCCACTCGTTTTGCTCAAGGATTTCGTAGCCGTTGATCTTGCAATACTTTACGCGGGGGCGGTCGGCCTCGCGGGAGCGTTTTGGCTTGCCGTAAATGGCCCGCAGGTCTTTATCTTCGGGCGTGCCCTCAAATGCCGTGGCATTGCCAGGGTACAAGTTGAGCGTAGTGCGGTCGTAGTCGATGTAGTAGTAATCCGCAATGCGGATCGTGTCTTCATTCAACCAATTCGAGATCGACTGGTCGCCAACGCCCAGCGATTGCAGTGTGGTGATAGGCGCCGCATCAGGGTACATGCGTTCGTAGTCTTCGCGGGTGACATCTTCGGTCACAAAGCAGTATTTAGCGTCTGCACCGGTCGGGTCTTGGATTGTGGGGTCCATGTAGACCGAAAAACTGTTGCGAACACGGCCAATTTTGATGTCTTGGTCAAACGTGTTGTCGTCGCAATACTCGGTCAAAAGGCGAATGTAACCCTCACCATAAGCCACTTGGTTCTCGCAAGCCGTGTCGTAGGCTACGTCAGCGTCTGAGATGTATTCGATGTGGCGAATCATGCCGTTCAGAATGTCAGCGACTTCCAAATCGGCCTTGTCGTCAACCGGGATGACTTTTGCACCGGGGCGGTTTTGCCGCATGTCGTTGGTCACTTGACGAACGTGCTGCGGCAGCTTGTTGATGGTCAGGCAAGGACGTGCGTTGATGGTCTGACCCTGCACAGCGCCACGGGTTGCCAGCACATCGGCAGGCCATTGCCAATGGTTGTCAGGCGATCCGGCATAGAACTTCAGGTCGTCAACCTCGTCTTCACGAGACTCGGACAGCGCAGACATCGCCAGATCAAGGCGTGATCGTGCAGTTGCCAAAATGCTGGCGCTGCTTTGGTCTTTGGCCGAGCCGCCGACAGCAACTGCTGCTGCGGCTACGATGCCGGTAGGATCAGCCATTCAAGACTCCTAAAACATGGGGTTCGCGGATGACAACGTACTTTTTGCCGCCGTGCGCAAATTCTTGCCCTACCCCAAAGTATACGTGATCGCCAGATTTCAGTTCTTTGCAGTCCGGTCCAGCCGACACCACGATGCCTGTCTCAGTGCTTTCGTCGATGGGAAGCACAAACAGCGGGTGTTTTTCAACATCGCGCTCAATAATCAGGCAGTTTTGCATGGCACGAAGGGTCATTTTTTGCCTTTTGCAGCAGGTTTGGCGGCTTCGCGCTTGACGTTGTAGGCAATGGCAACGGCTTGTTTGACGGGCTTGCCGGAAGCCACTTCGGCTTTCACATTCTTGCGAAACGCCTCTTTTGAGGTACTTTTGACGAGCGGCATCACTTACCTTTCGCTGGCTTTTTGGCAGTTTTGGCTGACTCTTTGAAGTCCTTGGCTGTGGGTGCGCCAGCAGAGCCAGGTTTGCGCATTTTCTCGCCAGAACCAGCGGCGATGCGTTCGCGTTTGGCGTTAATGTTGGCGTAAAGTCCAGGTTTTGTAGCCATGATCAGCACTTCCATCGTTTGAGCGCCGCTTTGGCGCGTTCGGCATCGCCTTTTGCATTCTTGACGACACCCTCCATACGGGCGCAAAACGAATCTTTGCGCCCTTGATCTGCTTTGGTTTTGGGGTTTGGTGCTGGCGCTTTAAGATTGCTACCAGTTTCACGGTTGTACTTTTCACGACCTTTGGCAGTCAGCCCAGCACCCTTGGACACGGGCAGTTTTTCGCCACGTCCGACAGACAGTGATACGCTTTTCTTTGTAGCCATTACGACCCCATCCATGATGTTGTGACGCCAGCGCTGCCATTGTAGGAACGCTGCACTGTGCGGGAATTGTACCCCTCGCGGTTTGCAACTGGGTACGAGAATGTCAGCGCGATGGCGTCGGCAGCGTCTGGGCTGGCCAAACCACGCGCTTTCATGTCTTTTTTCGACTCCAAAAAGATCGACCCTTTGGAGTCTGGCTTCATCATAGGCGAGATCAGGTCGGTTTTCAAGAACCTGTCGTTCGGGATGCTGGCTGACTTGAGCCAGTCGCGCATGTCGCCCCAGATTTGCGCCCTCATGTTGCCGTACATGGCTGAATTTTTAGACTTCCAGCCAAAGTTAACACCCTTGATCTTGTACCGCTGCTCTTTCAGCCGGTCCACGATGCCCGCCCTTAGCCCGCCCTCGTCGATAAACACCATTGCAGGCTTAAATTCCTCGATTGCGTCAATGACGTGCCCGACCACCGTCATGGTGTCGTCGCCCCGGTGCCTGATGATGCGCACGATGTCCCGCCCTTGCCTGACGGCCAGCACGGTAGCGTCTGCTCCGAACCGCGCTGGGTCCACGCCGATCACTACGGGGGCTGACGGGTCTTTGTGCGGGGGCCTGCGCATGGCGTCGTCCACCACCAGGCTGGAGATGAACTGGTCGTCGCCAGCGTTCGGGAACTCGCCGTACACCTCGACGTGCGCCTGCGATGAGTCCGGTCCGTATTCATCAATGATCTGCTGGTAGACCTGCTTGTCCGTGCCCTCCACCGTGCGGGCGTCCACCACCTTGGTGCGCCAGAACTCACGCTTGCTGTGAAACGTCTCGTAGAAGTACCCGGTGTTGCGCCGTGGGTTGGAGAACGCCAGCCAGAAGCGGTTCGGGGTGTTCTCTGTAAAGAAACCAGCCGTTACCGCCCAGATCGCGTCGTCAATACCGCTGGCTTCGTCGAAGATCACCATCACGCCGTCGAAGTTGTGGACACCCGCGTAGGCGTCTGGGTTCTCGGCTGACCAGAGCCTGCCTTCAACGCCCCAGTACCGCGTGCCTTTCTTCAGGTCGCGCTCGACCAGCTCGGTCAGCCACTTGGCTGGCATCAGCCTGGTGGCGCTCACCTCGAACCAGTGTGAGTTGAGCGACATGGCCAGCCACTTGGTAATCTCGGCCCATGTGACCGACCGGAGCTGTGACTCACTGTTGGCCGACACAATGGTCGTCGAGCCGATGCGTGTGGACAGCATCCAGATCACGATCCATGAGACCAACGCCGACTTGCCGATACCGCGCCCTGATGAGACTGCGTGGCGTAGGGTGTTGAAGTCCACCTCGCCCTTGTTGGCCCTGATGTGGTCAGCGATCTGCTGAAGCACCTCGCGCTGCCATTTGCGTGGCCCCGAGAAGTGTTCCAGTGGCGTGCCCTTGACGCCCCACGGAAACGTGTACAGCACAAACGCCAGTGGGTTGTCCTTGTACTGTGGTGACCAGAGCCTGGCCATCAACTCTTGTTCGTCTTCAGCAGAATAGATGGTGGTTTGCATCAGGCGCTTTGTTTATGTGGGGCCAGTTCGGCTTGCAGTGCTGGTGTGTTGCTCTGCTCTATTGCTTGTACGTCAGTGACGTCGATGACGTCCGCTGCTCTGCGCTCGGCTTCTGCCAGTGCGCCAAGAATACTGATTTGTTGGTTGACGTCGACTGTGATGGCTTGCTTGGCTACCCAGCCGTGGACGTTTTGCAGAATCGCCAGCGCTGCCTTGGCGTCGCCTTCTTCGGCTGCCTTGTGCAACTGCTTGGATGCCAGCAGCTCCCCGTCGGCGCGGCCTTTTTGTTCGGCCAACTGCGCCACTCTATCTAACTCGCACAACTGCCGGTAGGCGGTGGGCACCATGCCTGCTGCGAGCGCCAGGTTGTCGCCCTTCAAGCCGAGCTTGGCGGCGTCGTAAATGCGGTTAAGCACCGCCTCGGTGGCGCGCACTTCGTTTATGACAAGTGGCAGTGAATGAAAACTCATAGTTGTATGGCCGCGTAGATGCGTGCCGTGATCTTATACCGGTTTTGCAAAAAATAAAAATTGTTCGTGAACGCTACGCTACCGGTTGGCCCATCGCTCGGCCCTACCCCACCCCCCTCGAAACTTTGTGGACATTGCGGACAGTCCACCGCAACCTGGCACACCGCTGTTAGCTCGCTACTGTATGCACATACAGCACTGTATAAGATGCAGATTGTGGACAATGTGGACAATCAGTTTTCACATGGTCCACATTGTCCACAATGCACCGGGCCAAAATGCGCGACGCTAGCGGCGTGGACAATGTGGACATGTGGACCATGCTGTTTAAATCGCTATACCCCTATTTGCCTATTTTTTAGGCAGTTATTTTTTGTGAACATATATCCTTATAGTCCACATTGTCCACAAACAGCCCGAACCCGCATAAATAGGGGCGTCGCACGTGGACCACGCC